TAAAATAGCAGAAGAGGGAGAATCAACAGGAGGTATAAGTAGTGCTTACATTTCTTAAATGATATAATTTAAATATGGAAACAATAAGAATACAACAAAACCAAAGCGAACAAGTAGAGGTATTTCTAACCGACTACGATAACGAGCCGATAACTGGTGCTACTATTAACATACTTATTAGAGGTGGCATAAGTAGCGGATACGTTTCATAATATTTGACAAGGTATAGCTATATAGTATAATAAAGAAAACATAACAAGTCGGATTCTGCGTGCAGCGGAATGCCGACTATTTTTTTATGAAAAAGATTGAAGAAACCAAACAAAACATCAGGATTCCAGTTAAGCGTAAAAAGAAGGATGATATTATCCGGACTATTACTATTTCAGAGGAAGAAGGCATATCTGCCCTTTACGCAGTTAAAAGAAAAGTCGTACTTACATATATATTCAAAAAATCCAAAGGTTGGACTATAGAGAAAGCCAAGCGTTGGGTCAATAATAATAAATCATTTAAAACTATGGAAAAACACATGAAAGCATACGTGGAAGAAGTAGACGGCAAATTGAAAGCAGTCGCTTCAGATGAAACCTTAGACCGGCATGGCGATGTCGTTAAGGCAGAGGGATGGAAGTTGGAAAACTTTCGAAAAAACCCTGTCTTACAATGGGCTCATGATCCAACCACGCCGGCAATTGGAAAAGCGAAAGACATTAAAGTAGATGGAAGAAAGCTAACATTTACACCGGTATTTTCAAAGGCTACCCAGTTAGCTAAAGACGTTAAGAAATTATACGAGGAAGGAATTTTAAAAGCATTTTCTGTTGGATACAGAGAACTGGAACGAAACGATAAGGGTGAAACAGTAGACCAAGAGCTTATAGAGATATCGTGTGTTAATGTTCCGGCAAACCCAAACGCCTTGTTAATGGCAAAGCAAAAAGGATTGAATACTGATTTAGTGGAAGATCCTGTTGCTAAAAGACTAGATAATATCGAAAGAGATATGAAAACATTGGCCAAAGGTATAGAATACCTCACTAAGCCAAAAAAAGGTCGAAAATCAAAGGGTGTAAAATCTAACAAAAGATTAGACCTTTTGAGAGCAATCGATCAACAGATTGAGATTGCGATTAAAGAAGAGAAAGGATACAAAAATGAGTGAAAAAGAAAAGAAAGAAAAGAAACCAGAAGAGGAAGAGGCTAAAAAGATTGCTGACAGCATTGAAGAGAAAGTTGGTAAACTTATCGACGCTAAGTTTGGTGAAGTTCTAGACAAGCAGTTAGAGAAACACACCAGAACCGGTGCTGATGGTAAAAAGAAGCTTTATTCTTCAAAGCTTTCTAAAGACGAAGTAGACAAGATGGATTGGAAAGCTAAAGGAGCACACTTTGTTTCAGCTATTGCCCACAACGACAGAGAAAAGTTAGACGTTTTAACTGAAGGCACTGACGAGGAAGGCGGATTCCTAGTTCCTGAAGAGTACCGACAAGAGATTGTCAAAAGAGCTTACGATGTAGCTCAAATCAGACCAAGAGCACGTAAGATTCCGATGGCTACAGATACTCTAAACATTCCTACTGCTGATACTGGTCCTAAAGTTTACTGGACTGCTGAATCAGCTGCTAAGACCACTACTTCAGCTCAATTCGGTCAATTTACCCTATCAGCCCTTAAGATGGCTGCTGTTATGGTTGTTACCGACGAGCTAAGCGATGACTCTACACCAAACGTTATTGAGTACCTAACTGATGAGTTTGCTAATGTTATTGCTGAAGAAGAAGACAGAGTCTTTACTAGTGGTAATGGAACTACCGAACCTGCCGGTTTGGACAGTTACACCCTTACTACTGTAGACGCTGGAAGTAATTTAGACTATACCCACTTTGTGGACGCTGTTACTACTCTTAAACAAGCCTATAGATCAAACTCTGTATGGATTTGTCATAGAGAAACCTTAGCTGACATTTACAAGCTACAGGACGACAATGGAAGACCATTGATTCTTAACCTTAACGCTAAGGAAAACCCAACTATTTTGGGCAGACCTGTTCTTGAGGTTAATGGCATGGACACTTCTAAGATATTCTTAGGAGATCTTTCAAAATACGTCATTGGTGATCGTTCCGGTATGACTATGAGAACATCACAGGATGCTGTAATTGCTGACCGATCAATGTTTCAACACGATGAAACTGCGATTAGGGTTGTTAAGAGATTAGACGCTGGTCTACCTCTAACCGAAGCTTTCGTAGAAATAGAAAACGTTTAATGCGTGATAGCTTAGCCTCTATTTGGGGCTAAGTCATTAATCAGACACAAGAAAAGAACAAGTCAGAGTGAAGATCGTAAAGCCTAATAAAGGCTATGTTAAAGGTAATTTTTATTTAGTTAGCCTAAAAGAAGCTACACGATTAAAAAAAGAAGGCATAGCAAAGATAGTAGATAAAATAAGGAATAAATTATGGCAAGCGTAGATTTAACAACACTAGCTAACGTTAAAACAGCCTTAGAGATAACCGGCACAGATGATGACACCTATTTAGAGTCGTTGATAGACCGAGTTTCAACAATTATTGAGAGTTATTGTGATAGAGAGTTTGATTCTCAAACCTTAACCGAGATATTTGATGGAACAGGCACAGAAGACTACCAGACCGAAGAGTACCCAATAGACTCAATTACTAGCCTGTCATATCGGACAACTACCCTAAACGAGGATAATTGGCAGACAATAGAGAGTGAATACTACCATTTTTATGAGGATCAGGGTTCGGTTCACTATATGAATAAGTTCAAAGAAGGTGTTAAGAATTACAAGTTAGTATATGTAGCCGGATATTCTGATATACCGGACGACTTAGAGCAGGCAGCGATTGATATGATTAGCTACTATTACAACAAACGACAGTCTAAGAACGTTAAAAGCGAGAGTATAGGAGATTATTCCATAACCTATGCTAAAAGCGAAAATGTAATAGATGATTTAGGTTTAGATGTAATTCTAGATAAATATAAGAAGATAAGATGACCATCCATTCATTTCTGACAAAAGATGTAACGATAAGAAGGCTGACAAGTGTATCAGGAAATAAAAAAGCCTTTCAGACAGTAACTGTAACCACCGGACACCGACAAAACCTAGCAGACGATGAAGTTCAGATAATTGATGGTGCGATGGGTAAGACATATAAGGTATGGGTCAAGTTGGGAGATGATATTGAGGAAGGCGACCGGTTAGTGATAGAAGGCGAAGAATATGAGGTTTTATCAACAGAGGAAAAAGACTATGGGATTAATCAGCATATGGAAGTAGTCTGTGAAGTAATAGATGAGGGAGAATAATGGCAAGAGAATATAATATAGAAATTAAAGGATTAAAGAAGTTTCAACGAGCTTTATCCGATTATCCTAAGATAGCCAAAGGATATTTTGCCGAAGCGATTAGACTGGCAACTTTAAAAGTTGAAGGTAAAACCAAGAAAAGGACACCGGTAGATACCGGCATGTTAAGAGATACAATGGCACACGTTTACTCTGATGTAGAAGGTAAAGTGTTTCCTCTTCAAAATTACGCAGTTTACGTTCATGAGGGAACAAGATATATGAGAGCCAGACCTTACTTACAATGGGGTTTAAGAGATTCAGAGCGAGAGATACAAGGTTATTTTGAAAGAGCATTAGAACAAACATTAGATGAAGTAGAGAGGAGATCATAATGGGAGCATTTAGCAATATAAAAGACAAAATCAAAGATAAGATAGATTCCAACACTAAGATACAGGAAACCCACGAATACCCGGCAATAAAGTTTAATGGTTATCCGGCAGCAACAATTGTACCTTCAGATAACGAGAACGATTTTGAAACCACCACCACAAACCAGAGAACCTATGCTTTTCAGATAAGGTTGTTTCAAGAGATAAAACATACCACATTAGATGAAGCCTATGAGGCTATGTATGATTTAATTGATGATGTTTTGGACGATTTCGACAAAGACCAGTCAATGACCGGCGTTACTATGCCAACAGGTTATACTATGTTGATTGTCGAAGCCGTTCCATCATCAGTTGGTCTGGTAGAAAGATTAGATCTATTGATGGCAATGGTAACAGTAAGAATAAGGGTAGAGGTCGATACCAAACAAATAAGTTAGAAAGGAAAAATTATGGCACACATAGGAAGATTAGTTAATCTAGGGATAGCAAAAGAGAGTACAAGGGGAGCAGGAGCAGCACCGACTTATTGGGTACCTAAGACCAGTTTTTCAGTTAGAAGTGTAACAGATACGCTTACTGACAATCAGTCTTATGGCAATATCCAAGACGGAGTTAGTGTTTACGTAGCAAAAGAACGAGCAGAAGGTGATTTAGAAATGAACGCAATGGCTAACTCACTAGGATTACTGCTTTACAACATTTTCGGATCAGTTGATAGTGATACTGCTTCAGGTGAAACTGCTGTATACGATCACACATTTAGCGTAAGTAATACTAACAATCATCAGTCATTAGCTTTAACAATTGACGATCCGGTTCAGGATTACATGTATAAGCTGGCTATGATAGACAGTTTAAGCATATCAATAAGCACAGGCGAGTTTGCTACCATATCGGCTAGTTTCAGAGCTAAAGCAGGCGATGAAACCTCTCAAACTGCTGACTATGAAACAGACGCAACTGCTGATAGGTACGTATTCCACTCAAGACACGCTTCAGTTAAGTTTGCTAATTCAACATCAGGTTTAACAGCTGCTAGCGAGCAGGAGATAAAGAGTTTAGAGATAAACTTTACTAAAAACGTGATTGACGATGACGCAATACATAGTGTAGAACCTGTTGATATATTTAACAGACAATTCAGCGTAGATGGAACACTTGAGCTTAAATACGACTCTAGCGACATTAGAGAACACCGAGAAGCCACTAGGAACTGAACCTACTTATCCGGCATTGAAGTTCGATATGCCTAAAGTAGCGTTTGACGAGTGGGAGAGAACAGACGATTTGGATGAGATAATTGACCAATCAGTTACATTCATGCCAATGACTAACCCAAGAGAAGACGCTGGATACTTCAGCGATGTAGTATTGACAAACAACCAATCAAGTTATTAATAAATTAAATTATGGCTAGAGAAACAACTAAGTTTAAGACGCCTGTTGACAAACACGAGGTAGAGATTTACACCTACTTAACCGGTGGCGAATCAGAGCAAATCCAAGACGTAATGTTTGATAGCGTTAATATGGAGATAGGGACAGAAGTAGGAGGCAATATAAAAGGGTCGGTTATGAGAAAATCTTCCGACAAAACTCTTGAAATAATGTTGGTATCGATAGATGGAGAAACTGATGATCTTTTAAAAAAAATAAAAGATTTTAGAAAAGAAGACTATAAGTTCGCAGTAGAAAAAATAAACGAAATAACCAAAGAAGAGGTTAGCGACACAAAAAAAAACAAAGGAAGCAAATAGTAAGTATCTGTAGGGAACTTAAATGGACGTACCAAGAATATAGAAAGCAACCCAAATGGTTTCTGAATATGATTACCGATCAGTTCTTAGAAGAAGCGAAACAAATTAGTAGAGAAAAAAAACTAAATAAAGCAAGGGAGAAATATGGCACAGGTCCAGCTAGAAGCAGTCATCACAGCTAGAGATGAGGCTTCAAAGAAGTTAAAACAATTTAGTAAAAACATGGGCAATATTGGTGATCAAATGAAAAGTGTTGGTAGAACTATGACCACCAGATTTACATTACCGGTTGTCGCTGGTTTTGGCTATGCTGTAAAAGCTGCTTCTGATAACGAAGAGGCCTTAAATAAGTTTCAAGTTGTGTTTGGTGAATATGCCAATGAAACTGAAAAATGGATTGATACTAATAGGGAAGCAATGCTTTCTTCTAGAACTGAAATAATAAAAAACTTATCAGCTTTTCAGGACTTATTAGTGCCTTTAGGAATTAATAGAAGAAGGGCGGCTGAATTATCTAAAACTTATGTTGGTTTAGCTGAAGATGTATCTAGTTTTAACAATGTTCCAGTTGTTGAAGTACAAG